CGTCTTCCTCTTCGCCGCCCTTGCACTCGGCGCCGAGTTCGACGAGCGTGTCATGTGCCTTGTTCAGAAGCTCCATGTCACCCTTCGAATGGCGGGCGCCGGCCTTGGCGAGGACAGTCGCGGCCGCGAATTTCAGCAGGCCAATGATGGTCGCACCGCGCTCCATCACGTCTTCGACTTTTTCGCCGGCCTCGGCTTCCTCCTCGGCCGTGATCGCGTTCACGGCATGATCGAGGATGGCCGCAACAAGGTCCGCGAAGTTGACCAGCACCGTGCCGAATTCGCGACACAGCTCTTCCCGCTCCGGATCGGCGGCGCCCCAGCGCGTGAGATATTCGTAATCCTCCTCCCACTGCTCTAGCTGCGCGAGCAGGCCGACGATGCCTTGCACGAAGAACATGTTTTTGGTCACCGCACCCTTGGCGCCGGCGACCAGGATTGTCTTCTTCGTATCTTTCTCTTTCTTGCCCTTGGTGCTGCCGCGCCAATCCTCCGGCAACTCATCGGTGGCATCGAGCGCCTTCGCGCGCTTGATGATGTGGCGCTTGGTGGCTGCCTTGTTCTTTGCACGTCCGAATGCATCGATCGCATCCTTCAGCGCGGCCTTGTCGGGGATCGGATAGCCGCCATCCTTCATGGCCACGCCTTCCTTGGCATATTTCTTCCGCTCCTCGTCGCTGAATTCGCGCTTGCCGAGCGTGCCGACTTTGGCAACATCGGCCGCAAATTCGCGGATGGCTTTTTCAAGATCGGCCGAGATGACCGGCTTGCCGTCGGCGCCGACAGTGAGCGGCGGCAACAGCGCAACACGCTTCGACAAGTCATGATCGGGCTGCACGGCGAAGAACTTCACGGCGCCTTCGAATAGCGGCGCGTCATCGCGCGCGCGGACGATGGCCGTCGTTGCGATTGCGAGCTGCGCCACCGTCATCTTCGCATCGCGTTTGTTGAGTTCGACCGTCAGGCCTTTGAGCGCATCGACAACCGGAGCGGCAACAGCTGTCGCGGCGGCAGTGCCGGCCTTTTTGGCCAGCGCATCGCGCATGGCCGCCTTGGTATCGAACATCTCGCCCGGGAGGTCCGGATGCACGATCACCTGGCGCGCCTGATCATCGCCCGGAACGTCACCGTGCTTCAGCTTGCCGACGCTGCCTTCTGCGATCAGCTCGGCGCGTGCCGCCTCGATAAAGTCCGGCCATTTGCTAGAGCCGCCGGCTGCGGCGAGCTTCATGGCGCGTTCGGCGACGACGCCGGCAGGCGGCTCGACGGTCGGCGCCGCGGTGACGAACTTGCGCAGTTCGGTCGTTCCGTCGGCTTTGATCGCCGAGAACGTCGCCGTCGCGATGCAGGGGTTGTCGACGAGCGACACCTCGGCCGGGTCGGCGGTATAGCGCTTCACGCCGTCCTGGCCCGGATCGTCCCAGCGCTTCACATACCGGCCGCCGATCGAGAAACCGGTATAGACGCCCTTGTCGACCTTCTCCCACTCGGCCGCATCGACCACGTGGGCGCATGTCTCGATCTTGCGCGCATCGTCATTGAAGACGATATCGGTGAGCTTGCCCGCCGCGATCGGCTGATGCATCGCGCGCAGATTGCCCACGCTCTTGCCGTCCGTGTTCTTCGCTATCTCGCCCGACCATTTTTCGAAGAACGGCTTCGACGTCGCGTAATCGAAGATCTCCTTCGACTTGTCGACAACCTCTTCCGCCATGGTGCCGTAGACGAGACGCTTGGCGACGTCGATCTTGGTGATCGGAACAAAGATTCTAAGATTGTCCACAGTGTTCTCCTTTGGACATAGCGGCGCGCCGCCGGTGAGCGTGTGATTGCGGTCTTTTCTGCCACATCAATTGATGGACTCGTCCGTGACGAATTCGGGTAGGTCAGGTAGTGGCACAGTCTTCCCGGCGAGCACGTGCAGACTATCGCCGCAGAATTTCAGTTCGCCGGCGTGCAGGAAGTAGTGGCAGCAATCGTCAACGGCATTTCCGGCCGCATCGCGGACCCATTCACCGGTCCACCGGCCGTTGACGACGACCGTCTTTTTGCCCGTGATCTTGACGCTCGGATTGAACGTCGGCTTCGCCAGATTGCCGTCGAATTGCCAATTGTCGAAGATGACGTGCATCTGCTCGCAGCCCGGGCACCAATGGGCGTAACCGCGATCGACGCGCCTGAGCTTCGCGCTGACCTGGCCCATTTAGCCCTGCACCAACACGCCGTTGCGTAGGAAGCCGTGCCACTTCATGTCATCCATGAAGAACGAGCCAGCGCCCGCGCTGCAGGTGTTGCCGTCTTTCCCGACGGTAAGTTTTTTGCCGAACGTGCCCTTGCGCACCCAGCAACGATGATCCTTGTCGTCGGGCCTCGTGCAATTGCTGGCGCGGTAATCGATGTACCAGTGATGCCGGCTGTCAGGACCGCTGTTGCCGATGCACACGCAGGCGATTGACAGACCATCGGCGCCCGTGGGCGGCCAACCATTAGGCGGCGCATCTGGCGCGCGCTCGATCGAGTAGAGCGCGCCGATCGGCAGCTCGCCGGCGAGTCTCTGTTCGCCGGTCTCGATGTTGCGAAAGATGGTCGTGCGGCCTCGCGCTTTCCCCGATGGCAAATCGACCCAATCAGTCTGGCCGACGCGTTCCCACCAGGTGCACACGTAATTGGTCATCGACCTATTCCTCGACGTCGTAGACCAGTGTGCACCTGCAGCGCGGATGGCCCGGCGGCGCATCGTCGCCGCTCGTGAATTCGTCCTCGAGTTCGAGCGGCCCGTCGTCTTCGTTTGGCGCGCAGATGTCCTCGTCGACGAGGTCGTCGCCGGCCGTGAGCCACAGCTTCTTCATGCCGAGATTCTGGCCGTCGCGCGCTCCGGTCGCGGCGATCAGTGAGGACTGATTGTTGGCACGGGTTATTTCAGTTCGCGCGATCAGCTCCGCGCGGTCGGCCGAGAACGCCGTCGACTCCTGCAGGCTGTCGATGATCTCGCCGATCGGCAGATTGTTTTCGAGGCTGTCGGCTAGGTTCGCGCGGATCATGTCGCGCGTTGCATCATCGATCCGATATTCAGCACGCTTGGCGTCGACGAGGTTGCCGTCGGCGTCATAGCGCTTGCCGACCATCTCGGCAGAGCGCGCCCGGGCCCATGCGGCCACACGCTCATTGACCTGGTCGACGAGATCGCTTTGATCCGTGACGCCGATCTGCGCGAGGATCCCGCGGGCAGAGTCTTCGCCCACGCCGGTGAGCATTTCCTCCGTCACGGCAGCGAGAGCATCCATGCCGCTCAGATCTAGCGACATCGCAATCGTGTTTGCGGTCGATTGCGCGACCGCTGCGTCGACGGGATCGGGCTTGCCATCCTCGTCGTCGCTGTCGGCCTTGCCGAGTTTCTTAAGTTTGGCCTTAACCTGACCAGCTACGTCGTCGCTGAGGGCCTTGAGCACCTTGCCGACCGCGGCCGTCATGGCCACCGTGCCCTTGCGCATCGCTGGCCGATTGTAGCGAAGCGTGGCGATCCGCTTCGCCGCTTTTGCCAAGACGAAAGGGCGGCCGGTTTTACCAGCCCCCTTTTCGGTTACGTCGTCTTGCCAATTGTCTTTCACTTCGGCGAATTGCTCAGCGCCGAACTCGAGCGGTCCATCGTAAGGCTCGACAGCCGAGAGATCGACGTCGTCGCCCTGATAGGTGATTGTCACGTGCGGCCGGTAGCTATCATGATCCCATGACGCGCCGATGTCGCGGAACTGTTGCCAGCGCTTCGCCAGCTCGACGGACTCGAAGCGCAGTACGACCGCGCCTTTGTCGCCGAGCTTTTCCACCGAGCGTCGGCCGTTCTTCTGTTCGGACGATCGCGGGACGATCAAGGTATCGAAGTGGTCGCCGGCGTCGCTCCAATCGACCTTCGCTTTGCTGAAGGCGATCGTGACGTGCATGTCATCAGGCGTGAGCGTTTTGCCGAAGCCTTGCGCCTTTGCCCATTCGATCACGTCGTCAGCGTTAGTGAGCGGCCGCATCACATACAGCGTGCGCTTCGCATCCTTGCTGAGCGACGCCGCGGCCCGCATATCGCGCAGATCGAAGACTTTGTCGGCGGCTTTCGGGGGCGTTTTCTTCGGCGCCTTTGCCGGCGGCTGCTTACCTGATTGCGGCTTTGGGGCAGACGAGGCCTGTCCCTCTGCGCCGGGCTCTTCGCCTGTACCACCTACAGTATCATCGTCGTCTTTTCCGCCTGCAGGCGCGGCAATCGGCTTGCCATCAGACCCGACAAGCTGTGGCGCCAGCGTCTGCATGGCGTTGAGCTTGCCTTCGACGGTGAGCGCGCCGATCGGCACGAAGCCGTTCGCGGTCTGCACCATAGGAACATCGGCGGCCGGATCATCGACCGGATCTTCGCCGAGGCGATCGCGCGCTTCATTCACTGACAGCACGGCCGACTTGACATAGCCAGTCAAGATCGTCTGCTGTTTCTCAGGATCGACCTCGCGGTCGTCTTTCCATTTGAATTCTAGATCCGGGCTGGCAAAGCCATCGGGACTCTCGATGATGTCGTCGATCCATCCCTTAACGAAGCTTTGAAGCGGAGCGAGGCCTTCCTCGAGCGCCGCGTCGTGTGCACTCTCGGCCTGCTTGCCGCCACCCATCCCGCGCGCCTGGATGAACGGCGCGACGTCGACAGAGAAGGCGTAGCACGTGATGCGCGCAAGCCACTCGTCGAAGATACCCTTCAGTTCTGGGTCTTTGGTCTGGATGAAGGTCTTGCCGACACCGCCAGGCACAAACTTGGCGTGACGGCGCTGCGCGAGATTGCCCTCGAGCATCGCATCCCAGTTGGCCTGGAACGCGGCGATCTGTTCTGGCGTCCAATTGTCGGGGGCGCCGATCAGCGCCTCAGGCACGTTGCCTTCGGTGAAATATTGCAGCGTGAACAGCTGACGGCGCAGTGCGATGTTGACCGTCATCACGATCTGTTCGACCGGGCTAAAGCCGTAGGCTTTATGCACACGCCGATTGCGCGGGCGGTAGAGCATGTCGCGCGTCGTGTAATCGAGCGCCGGCAGGCCCTTAAGCACCTGCTGATATGCCGGAATCGGCGGCTCAGGCGTCATGCCCCAGTCGTCGATCACGCGCTTGATGGTTGCGCCGTCGACGACCCGCAAGCCGATAAGCTGGCCACCGCGCGATCGCTCGCAGAACAAGGTCGGCGCATCGATGATGAGCACATCGTCGAGCACCATGCGCAGCCAATCATTCCACCGGTGGTGGCGATCAGGACGGTTGAAAAACGCCGTGATGAGAGCGGAACGTTTCTCCAGCCCAGCGGGCGCGCTTGTCTTGCCTTCGACGATACTCTCGTCTTTCGGAACGATATTCCATTCCATGCGCGAGAGCTGATCTTTGCGCGTCTCGATGATCAGCGCGAGCAGATCGTATGTCTGCGCTAGCGCACGCAGCTCGCCAAAGCCGACGGCCTCGTAAGCACGGGGCCGAACGATCGTGTTGAAACTGACCGGGTAGTCCCAGACGCGGCCGCGCACTTC